TGATATGACTCACGACATGTTTAAACATGTGGTTGCACTCAATACTTACACAGAACCTTTCCTAAGTATGCGAGCAAACGATCAACGTGCTATTATTGAGCAGTTGTTAGGCATTACCATACTTACTGAGAAGGCAGATAACTTAAAAGAAAAAGTAAAACAAACAAAAGATGCCATTACAGAAGAAACATTAAAGATTAATGCCATTGAAGCTGCAAATAAAAAGATTGAACAGAGTATTGAAACACTTGCAGGCAGACAACGTGCTTGGCAAAGCAAAAGTAGGCAAGACCAAGGAAAACTAGCAACAGGCATCGAAGAATTAGAAAAACTAGACATTGAAGCTGAACTTGATGCGCATGAAAAACTAGCTAACTGGACTGAACACAACAATAAAATAACCTCTTTAAGGAAGGAGTTAAGCACACTCGAACCTGCACTACGGCGTGCCACTACTAGTGTTGAAAAGGTTAATAAAGACATCTTAGAATTAAAAGATGCAACATGTTATACCTGTGGACAAGAGCTACATGCAGACAAAAAAGCCGAGATTGAATCACGAAAAGTGCAAGAACTTGACGATGCAGTTGCATATCAAGGCGAAGTTTCAAGTAAACTGAGCACAACTATGCAGTTATTAGAAGAAATAGGCGATATCAACGGCAAGCCTACTACTTTTTACGAAAATGCAAAAGAAGCATACGAACATCGTAACAATGTAGACAATTTACGCAATACTTTGATAAGTAAACAGCAAGAAGAAGATCCTTATCAAACACAGATTGACGATTTAACAGAAACAGCACTACAAGTCATTGACTGGGAACCAGTTAATCAACTTACATTACTCAAAGAACACCAAGAGTTTTTGCTAAAACTGTTAACAAACAAAGACTCGTTCATTCGTAAAAAGATTATAGATCAAAACTTAGCGTACTTGAACAACAGGCTCACATACTATCTTGATAAACTAGGCTTACCACATCAAGTTCAGTTTCAAAATGATTTATCTACTGAGATTACTCAGTTAGGACAGGATTTAGACTTTGATAACTTGAGCAGAGGCGAACGTAACAGGCTAATACTAGGCATGAGCTGGGCATTTAGAGATGTTTGGGAGTCGTTGTACCAAGGTATCAACCTATTGTTTATTGACGAGCTCATTGATAGCGGTATGGATACTGCTGGTGTTGAATCAGCACTTGCTGTACTGAAGAAAATGGGCAGAGAACGTAGTAAAAATGTTTTCTTAATCTCACACAAAGACGAATTGATAGGTAGAGTTAACCATGTTATGAAAGTTATCAAAGAAAACGGCTTTACTAGTTACGAAAATGATATTGATATTATAGACTAATGAACGATACTCACGACCAGATAATGCAAGCCGTATTAAGTTACTTGAAGGCTAGTGAAACATTCGAAAGAAGACCAAGCGAAAGTACAAAACGTACTGCTCGAAGAGAACTAAGATTGCTGATCGGTTTAGCAAAGCAAAGACAAGACGAAATCATAAACAAATATGAAAGTCATATGATTGATTTACGTAGTAGGAGAGATAAATGAAAATAACTGTTGTAGGAAGTGGAACTGCTGGTAGTTTAACAAGTGCCTTCATAGCAAAAGAGTTTCCTAATGCAACAGTTGAAATGATACACAGTGAAAAAGTTGGTATCATAGGTGTTGGTGAGAGTATTACACCACATTTACCCGGAATGCTTGGCGGACTAGGTGTAGATGAAAAACGTTTTATGCGTGAAACAGATGCTGTGTTTAAATACGGCAACAGCATGGAAGACTGGACAGATACCGCAGACGGTCCTGATGTATTGAGAATGTTTTACTGGAGTAACGGATTAGAAAAAGAAAATACTTGGGAAAATGTTACAAGCACTTTCCCAAATGAAATAAAAACAACTGATGTTTGGTTAGATGTATTCAAGAATGGAAGTGCGCCCGACTTAGATGTGTATCATCATAATGCCGAAGGGTATCAATACTGCAAGGATTTAAAAATGCCATTTGATGACGATGGCAACTACTTATTACCTGCTACTGCAACATATGCTTATCATATTGACGCAGAAAAAACATCTCCATGGATTAGAAAAAATGTTTGTAGTGTATACGGTGTAATAGAAACAATAGCCCATGTTGAAAAAGTAAATACCAACGACGAAGGTATTACCAGTGTTATACTAGACAACGGACGTGAAGTTACTAGTGACATTTGGATAGACTGTACTGGACTGTCTCGAGTTTTAATCGGCGAACTTACAAAAGATATGCACACTTACCAAGCAAACAAAGTAAACAGTGCATGGGTATGTCCTATCAACTATGAAGACAAAGAGTCCGAGCAAGTTAACTACACTAGAAGTATTAGACGAGACATGGGTTGGCAGTTTAGTATTGCGTTAACTAATAGAATAGGTACCGGATTAGTTTACAGTGATGAATATTTTACAGACGAACAAGCATTAGAATATTGGCATAGTATTATTAAAGGAAGACAAATACGAGAGCCAAGAAAATTAAAATGGACGCCTGGAAGATTAAAAACTCCAAATGTAGGAAATACATTTGCTATTGGCATGGCAGCAGGATTTATTGATCCGTTAGAAGCCAATGCTGTTGTTAGTGCAATATCATGCATGAAAAGACTTGCATGGATGCTACAACGTGACTACGACAAAGATTACTATAATCGCAAAGTTACATACTACTTTGACGATATAGCAGACTTTACAGCAGTTCATTATACATTGAGTAGACGTGGCGATAATCATTTTTGGCAAGACATGAGACGTATTGGACGTGAACTTGATCATAAAGGACTTGTTAAGAAAAAATATTACGAACAAGCAAACTGCATGGATAGTGTTGTAGGTTATGTTACAGCATTTCCAGATGTAAACTGGTTGGATATTGCCAACAACTGGGTACAAGATTTAGATGATTGGCCTAGTAAGTCATCACCTGAACAACAGTCAGCATATATTCGCAGAGTACGTAATGAAAAGTTATTACACGAAATACATGCAAGTAATAATAAAAAATCGATTGACATGTTTATGAAAATGTATAATAATGTTAATGAATACAACAAAGGCTTAAACAAATGGCCAACTGATTACTTTAGTAAGATGTTTGGTCAACAATATATTAACAGGCACATCAACAACTCAAAAAAGACACAAGTATAATGTATAAAATATAAACACTATATGAGTTGGACATACAAAGGTAAACAGATAGAATCAATACCAGATGAGTACGAAGGATTTGTTTATCTTATTACTAACACTACTACAGGCCAAAAATATATAGGTAAAAAACTAGCAAAGTTTAAAACTACCAAGCCACCACTCAAAGGCAAGAAGAATAAACGTAGAGGCTACAAAGAAAGCGACTGGCAAACTTATTGGGGATCCAGTGATAGGCTTAATGCAGACGTAGCATCACTAGGCGAAGACAAGTTTACAAGAGAAATATTATACCTATGTAAAGGTAGGGGCGAAATGTCCTACATAGAGGCAAGAGAACAGTTTGATAGGCGTGTACTTGAAACAGATGAATACTACAACGGTATCATTAATGTTAGAGTAGGCGGATCGGATAAACTAAGACAAGCATTATTGGAACACCATGTCAAGCAAAAAAAAGATACAACAAAGACTTGAACAACTTGAGCGCAGTAGACAAACTAAGCGACAACGCTGGATAGAACAAAGTGAAGAACTTAGAGAGAAGACTGCAAATTACAAAGGCAAAGATACAAATCTAAACCTTAGTGAAAGACAAATTGATTCTTGGACAACTAAAAAAACTGGTATATCACCTACTCAAGGCAGTAAAGCAGATAAAAAAGCAGGCAGAACTAAAGGTAGATACCTTAAAGGCAAGCTATAAGGCAAAGCATTCCAACACCTAAGGTTGGCGGGCCAGTTTATAATACCGCTGTGGAAAAAGCTCTCGTATAGAAGCACACGTACATATTGATTGACACACCAGAGTGTGGAAGCCACCAAACAAATTGGGCTCACTGGTTGATATAGATTGTTTTGTTGGCAGTCGAAAAACACAAACACAGTACATAAAAACTCTTTAGCAATAGGAACGAAGCGAGAGGTAATGTATTATAAACTGCACATTAACTCAGTTAATGTACGTTTTATGTTACATATGTCGACGTAGGTTGGGAAAGGTCAGAGCCCATTGTACTTTGTGTATAAACAATAACCTACTTCCAATGTCTCGGCTGGATAAGACTCACATGAAGCTATCTTTGAGATTAGGTGGAACCGTAACAGGTTCCGTCTGACCAAAACAATCTACATGAAACTTAAACATATCACATAAGTGATATGCTATTATTTTAATATGAAATGTGTTGAGTGCTAACGAAAACACAGTTGAACGTAGTTCAACTTACATTATATAAATACATTATGATAGTTGGAACAACTCTATGAAACTAAGTGAAGTCACATTAAGAAAAACACATCTCATATTTGAAGATGATGCTGATACTCGTATGCCCGAGATTGATACCACTGCTGAGCTTAATGGTAAGACATACAAATGGCGTGGGCAAATGTGGACTGAGGTTAATCCTACCGGTGGTAATGGAAGGCCAGCGCCATCTGGAGTTGGTACGCAGCTAACAGCACAATGGAGAACAAGTAATCCAGTTCCCCGAGGTGTATTTAAACTAACTCCTGGTGTACAACAAGTTAGTAACAACAGGTTTATGGTAACCTTGCCGGATACAACAACTGTAGTTGAAACTGATAGCCTAGCCAATGCAAACGCTATACAACAAAGAGTTGACGAACTAGATGGCAAAACTCCTAGACAAATTACAACAGCTATCGAAGCAGATACCAAAAGCGGTGCATTAAAGTCTACAAAGTTTACGAGAAGCTGGTCACTTGGCAGAGCTGTTCGAAACATGAATATTGCAGATTTCGAAAAGATGACAAGAGCAAGGAATAGTATTGTTGGAAAACTTCTTTCCAGTAGACTCTTTAGAATTGTTATAGGTTTTGCAGGCAATGCAGCTATGATAATAGGCATGTTTGCTGAAATTGAAAATGTACAGATAGAAATTGAAGAAGCTGAAGCAAACGGCGGTGACGTTCAGCGATTACAAGATATTAAAAGTATACTAGTAGGACAGGCAATAGCGGCCTTTGCCGCTCAAGTAATAGCAATGCTTGCAAGAACAAGAACTGTAAAACTGCTATTAACTCCATTAAGGGCTATAATTAGAGGCGGACAAGTAGCAACAGCACTTACCGGTGTTGGTGCACCTGCTGCATTTTTGAGTTTGATTGTTACTGAAGCATTGTGGATAGTAATACCATTGATTTTAAGTACGTCAAGTGTACAACGTTGGATAGCTGAAATCATTGTTGATAGTACATTCAAAGATATTTTTGTCAGTACAGGAAGAAGTGCAGTTGGAGTTGTAAATGCAGCTGATCAAATGCTTAATGGAAGATTTGGAACTGGAGCACTAGCTAAAGCATTAAACGGATTTGATCCAACTGAAACTGAAGGTGTTACAGGGGAGTACTACAGTGAGAGTGAATGGGCCAAGCTGGTTTTTGGCCCATTGTTGTTTCCACCAAACCAAGAAAGTATGCTAGTTCCTTATATACCTAGCAGTAGAAGAAACGTATTGTTAGCAGGCACAATGGATCTTAATCCTATGGATGCTGATGATGTAACAAATGATGGAGAAGATGACACAGTGGATACATCTCCATCAGCTGGTGCTAATCCTGAAACTTCTAGCGATCCTGGAATGCCTATAAATCCTGATGCTCAAGCAGGACCGCAATAACTAAATCAACGGCATCTTTGAGTTTTTGGTATTTTCAATATTGTCTTTTATAATACTGGTAATAATATCGTGATCTTCTAAGTCAGTATCGTAAAGTATTTGGTCAACTGAAATTCCGCCACGCATGTACCAACTAAGTCGATATGCGTTATCTTTTATTTGTTTGATATTATTTTCAAAATCTTTGGCTAACGAAAGTATATCAGAGTCTTCTAGGCTCGTTAGCCTTGTACGAAAAAATCCGATGTATCCAATGATATTCTAACATCATCTTCATGGTCGCATTCGTTGCATTTTATTGATTCAGGAGGAATACGCCATTCGTTGGTATTTTTTTCAATCAACTTTTTAAGTTCGTGAAACAACCCTACTTCGGCCTCGCCAAGGAAATCGTTTATTTCTTCTCTATTAGTTTCAACTTCTCCATCTACTTCGACAGCAGAAACTTGATCAAGTATTGCTTGAGCAACTAAAATGTTTATTTTATCAATAACTTCTTGTATAAACTTTTCTTTTTCTTTTTCTTCATTGATCTTGCTAATATTTAGATTTAATGCACGTTGATATGCAGTTTGTTGTTTTTGTATATCAGTCCATGCCTTGTAGCTTAGTGGCTCAATATGTATAACAAAGTTTTCATAATGCAACTTATCTTCAAACTCTCTTGTTGAAAAGTAATCTAAATATTTTTGTAGTTCAACTTCGTATTGATTATCAGCACCGCATTTTTTACATTTAGATGAAACAGTCATAGTATCGCCATATGAAGACATTCTTATTGCTATAAGTATTGCATCAAGATCTAAAGTTTTAATAGCCCAAGGATCTATAATAGCTGGAATACAGCTACTAATGTTTTTTGCAGTTGCATCTCCGTTGATAAGTGCATCAGGGGTTTTAAATAATATTTCATCACTGGCTGTCATACTAAACACTGCGAGATTGGTATAGGTGTTCTCGGCTAATATTTTTTCATTATACCATTTTCCATTGCTAGGAATATTCAAATATAACTTAGGCTGTCTTCGATATTTTTTTAGCGGACTTTGTGTTTTTTCCATGGTTGTTCCTATAAGGTAAATACTACTAGCTATATTTATTTTATAGTTAAGTAGGAGTTTAACGTTTTGGCAGAAGAAGTCACAGGCCCAGCAATTGGCAAGCTATTAGGCACCTTTACTGGTGCAGTAGGTGGTGCAACTAAGGCTGCTGTTGGTTTAGGTGGTGCCCTGCTGACTGGGCAACAAAATCTATCAGCTTATAGTGGTGCTATTGCAGCCAATACTGGATTGTTTGGAAAACAGCTCGGCGGCGTAATTGATGGATTGTCAAAGTTTGCCGACGCAAGCCTTATTGAATATCAGCAACTTACTAATTTAGGTGCTACATTTGGAAAAGAAATAAAAGATGTAAAAGTATCTGCTGCTGAACTTGGCTTGAGTGTTGAAGAAATGACAGGCTTTATAAAATCAAACTCTGAAGCATTGAGAGCATTTGGTGGTACAACTGATTTAGCTATGTCTCGATTTAAAGCATTATCGACTACTGTTCTTGATAGTGCAGAACTTGGTACTAAACTTCGTGCGTTAGGATATACAACAACTGATATAAACAATAATCTTGCATTGTATGGTGAAATTAGTGATGCCAATAGTAGAAAAGATAGAGCAAGTGTAGAATCGCAAGCTCAAAGTGCTAAAGCATTAATGGTAGAACTTGATGGTCTATCAAAACTCACAGGTAAACAGCGTGATCAACTAGCTGACGAAATGAAAGAACGCAGACGCCAAGGTGATGTAAATGCATTTTTGTCAACAAAATCTGCCGAAGAGCAAACTGCATTTACTACTAAGTTAGTTGAACTACAAAACACACTAGGAAAAGATGCAGCTGATGCATTTGTAGATGTTGCACTCAGAGGCGCACCTACTACTGAAAGCACAAGAAATGCATTACTTGCAATGGGCAACGGCGCTGACGACCTGTATGCTGCGGCTCAACAGTTTAACGCTGGTGATATTAGCAGTTTCCAAAACAGTCTAGAAGCAGCTACCGGTGCTGCAATGGATTATCAAGACACAGAACAGTTTAGACAAACTGCAATACTTGGCGGGCTTTCTAACGTCTCGGGCGCATTTGCAGATGCAAGTGCTGCTGGATACAACTATAAAAATGCAATTGATAGTGTTGGTGACGGCACTATGACAGCAGAACAAGCTAGAGAAACACTGAATACTCAAATACTAGCTGAGCAAGCTCGTCAGATGGAACAAACCACTGGTATATATGACAGTACGATTGCTATACAAGAAAACTTACGTGAAATAACAACAACAGTAATGGAAACTACTATTCCTCACATTGAAAATGTTGCTGTTGCTGCATTAGAAAAAATATCAGAAGTTATGCCTAGTGCAGAAACTATTGCTAGTGAACTTGGCGGCGCCATCAACAACATATTCAATGCAGCCGAATCAATGGATAACAAAGAAGTATTTAGAAACGCTCTAGGGCCAACAGATGGCTTTATACAAGAAGGTACTGCTGCGGCAAATGCAAATGCAGAGGCTCTTGGTGCAACAGTTGAAGGTGCAGGTGCAACAACTGATGCTAATATTGAAGGCACCGCAACAACTACACAAGACGATGTAGAAGCAGCACGAGCAGAAGTAGCAGCAGCAAACGCAGCTTTAGATACCTCTGTAGCAGAGTTAGCAACACTAACTGAACAAGGGCTTAATGCGCTAGATCCACCAGTTCGAGCAGCACGAGAAGCAGCCGAAGCCGCAGGAGCCAGAGTTGCAGAAGCTGAAACCAATTTAAGTGATACAATAGTAAACTCAATTGATGGATTAAGAGCAGTACAAGATTCAACCCTTGCTAAACTAGAAAGATACAAATCCGAGGGATCAAGTTACCGTGGAGGCTTTGCCGAAGGCGGTGAGATTGGTGCTAATGAATTTGGAATGGTAGGCGAAGCTGGACCTGAGTTTATTAGTGGACCAGCAAATGTTATGAGTGCTAACACCAGTATGGGTGTTATGCAAAATCTTATGAAAGGTATTAAAAGTCTTGATAGTAGTGTTCAAAACAATGGTGCAAATGGACAAAATACGATAAGTAATAATAATGTTGCAGAACAAATGAGTAATTTAATGACAAGTAAGTTTGATACAATGATACAACAGTTACAAACACTTGTAACTATAGAATCATCCTCAGCAAGTGCGCAACAAAAAACATTTAGAGCTACAAAGAGTCTACAGGGCAATATGCTGAAAGGTACAATATGAGTTGGAAAAAACATTTTACTCCAGTTCCTACAAGTGATAATACAAACGGAGGGTACAGTCCCTTTAGTTTAAAAGGATCTAACGGAATAGGCCCAGCAGCGGCCAACTATTCATCACACTTGCCTGACGTGTATGTTGGCTCTCCTAATCGTATCGAACGTTACAATCAATACAACACTATGGATAGTGACAGCGAAGTTAATGCTGCACTTGATATCTTGGCTGAGTTTTGTACACAAAAGAATAAACAAAACAACACACACTTTCAACTTGATTTCAAAGGCGCACCGACTAATAGTGAAGTACAGGTTATCGGGCAGTACTTACAACAGTGGTGCAAACTAAACAAGTTTGAAACACGTATGTTTAGAACTATTCGTAATGCATTTAAATATGGTGATCAGTTTTTTATTAGAGATCCAGAAACACAGAAACTATTTCATGTTGATCCTGGCCAGATTACAAAAGTTATTGTCAACGAAAGCGAAGGTAAGAAGCCCGAACAGTATGTTGTGAAAAACTTAAACTTTGCATTTGGCGCATTACAAGCAACACCGTTGAACACACAGAATAGTTATGGTCCAGGCGGTACTAACGGCTATCAGCAAGTTCAACGAGGAACAGGTGTAGGAAATAATCACACACCTAGTGGCAATACTAGTAGATTTGCTCAAGAACACGACGAAACATACATTGATGCACAACATGTTTTACATTTGAGTTTAAGTGAAGGGTTGGATCAAAACTATCCTTTTGGTAACAGTTTATTAGAAAGTATATTTAAAGTATACAAACAAAAAGAATTACTCGAAGATGCTATTATTATCTATCGTGTACAACGTGCGCCAGAGCGCAGAGTATTCTACGTTGATGTGGGCAACATGCCATCACACCTTGCTATGCAGTTTGTGGAGCGTGTAAAGACGGAAATACACCAAAGACGTATCCCATCCAAGACAGGTGGTGGCACAAATGTCATAGACAGTTCATATAACCCTCTGTCAATCAACGAAGATTACTTCTTTCCACAAACTGCTGAAGGACGTGGATCTAAAGTTGAAACACTACCAGGCGGTACTAACTTAGGAGAGATTGATGACCTTAGGTACTTTACTAACAAACTGGTTCGCGGATTGCGTATTCCTAGCAGTTACTTACCAACAGGCGCAGACGAT